ACTCATATAAATATATATGAATATGTAGGAGAGCAAAATGTTTGGGTATATCTATGAAACTAAAAATAATATCAACGGTAAAACGTATATTGGAAAAAGAGAAGGTTTCTTTGATGAAAGGTATTATGGAAGTGGGGCTATACTACAAAGGGCAATAAAAAAGTATGGTCTAGAAAACTTTACTGTAACTATATTGTCTATACACGATACAGAAGATGTATTGAACCAATCTGAGGTAGAAAATATAGCAACACGTAAACCAGCATATAATATTGCCGAGGGTGGTGCTGGTGGTAATACTTTGCGATATGCGACCAAAGAGTATAAAGATAAAGTAGTAAAAATGAGAGCAGAAAGTCTACGTAAAACTTGGAATGATATTAGTCCGGAAAAGCGAAAACAATGGGGCGACAATATAAGTAGGAGCAAGAAAGGCAGAAGTAACGGTAAAGAGGGATATAAACATTCCAAAGAAACTCGTATAAAAATGTCTACTGCTCAAAAAGACAAAAAAATGAGTTCCAAAAGATACATAGTTCATTGTGAAGCGATGAAGCTCACCCGTGGTAAAAAAGCTGCTAACCGTAAAAAAATAAAAGTTGATGGAATAGTATATGAATCAAGAAAAGATGCGGCTGAAGCATTGGGGTTGACTCCATCTGCTGTTTCACATAGAGTAAAAAATAAAAAGGCTGAATATATATTATGAATAAAAAGAGAATAGGATTCGTTTGTAGTTCTTTTGATCTCTTACATTCTGGACACGTAATGATGTTACGGGAGGCAAAAACTATCTGTGACCATTTGCTAGTTGGCTTACAGGTAGACCCGTCCATTGACAGACCAGAAAAGAATAGCCCGATTCAAACTTTGGTTGAACGCTATATACAACTTTCTGCTTTAGAGTTTGTGGATGAAATTATTCCATATTCAACTGAGCAAGACTTAGAAGACGTTCTCAACATATTCCCCATTGATGTTCGTATTCTTGGGGAAGAATATAAAAATGGGAAGTTTACAGGACGGGCAATATGTGCTAAAAGAGGTATTGAACTTTACTATAATAAGAGGGACCATAGATTTTCATCTTCGGACCTAAGACAGCGAGTATTTGATAATGAATCCATTTGTATTTCTAAAGGCAATAAACAATAAGCAGAATATTATACGGGATAGCCTCGATGAAAAAAAGTATGTCCCATATATGATAAATCATAGCTTTTCCTATTTTCCTGACACCATTCTCATTGCTAATGAGATGAATATTTACCATCACTTAGATTCTAAACTACAAAATGACTTCCTTATAAATATGATAAGGAAGAACCCTAAGCGGTTTTCCAAATGGAATAAGACTGAATCTAATGAGGATTTTGAAGCGGTGAAGGAATATTATGGGTATAGTAATGATAAAACTCGTTATGCTCTTTCGCTACTTTCTCCTGAACAAATAAATATAATAAAGAAGAAGGTAGATAAAGGTGGAAGAACAAGAAAATAACCATGTTGAATGGTCACCTACAGATATGTTGGAAATTACTTTGAATGAGCCTGATGATTTTCTCAAGGTAAAAGAAACACTCACACGCATTGGAATTGCCTCAAAGAAAGATATGAAGTTGTATCAGTCTTGTCATATTCTACATAAGCAAGGCAGATATTTTATCACTCATTTCAAAGAGCTATTTCTCTTAGATGGAAATAAGTCTACCTTGGAAAAAAGCGACATACAACGTCGCAATACCATTGCGACTCTTTTGTCAGACTGGGGACTTGTATCTATCGTGGACATTCAGCTTGCCAAAGATACCGCTCCACTACGACAAATCAAAATCCTTCCATTCAAAGAAAAGAATGATTGGGACTTATCCCCAAAATATAACATCGGCAAAACATAGCACGTATGTAGTTTTGCTATTGACATATTAGAGTATTCATAGTATACTCTTTTATAAATAAAAACCGGATGCCGATTTTCGGGTCCAAATTTCTTGCTAAAAAATAGGAGAATTCAGATGACAAACAATAAATACGCTCGCTTCCCCCGGTCTGCTTTTGTAGGGTTTGACCATATTTTTCGTGAACTCGAAGATATGACCAAGCACGCAACAGACCATTATCCTCCACACAATATCATTCAAACAAGCGAAGGCGCTTATCGGATTGAAATTGCCTGTGCAGGGTTTTCCGAAGATGAGTTATCTGCCGAACTAAAGGATGGAGTCCTTCATGTAACAGGTGAACACGAAAGTCGCAATCTGGAGTTTGTACATAAAGGCATTTCCACTCGTAAATTTGATAGAGCATTTAGACTGTCTGAATATACACAAGTTGTAGGTGCTTCTCTTGTGAACGGAATCCTCGCAATTGAATTGGAGGTAGTGTTGCCAGAAGAGAAGAAGCCACGGAAAATTGATATTATCAACCGTCTTCCGGAGGCAAATAAAAGTGAACTTCTTACAGAAAGTGCATAACGCCCTTATTTCTGGGCGTATGAGTAAAACAAATTTTCAGCTGGCAGGGTATATTAAAACTGAATACAATACTAATATGTCCCAAACTGAAATTTATGAACAACTGAAGTCGAAGGGGTACAATGAAGTCATTGCTAAACTCATTCGATAAATGGCTAAAGAATTTTTCACTTCCTCAAGATGAAAAATATTTGGCTAACTCAGTAGATGCGGTTGACTGTGAATATAGACAGCGTATGTTAGATCGGGGACTTGCACCCCATCAAAGAATGTCTAGTTCTTCATTGTTCAACACACGATAAACAATAACTAAAAAAAGGGGGACTGGTTCCCCCTTTTTACTTGACAACTCCCTATAGATAATATATAATGAAATCTCCATTGAATGAGGGAATATATGCAGTTCTATACTTCAGTAAATAGACTTGGCAATGCGATGCTTGTAAGGGGCTATAACGGCGGTGTAAGGACCACTGAGCGGGTTAAGTATAAACCTACGTACTATGTGCCAACCAAAGAAAAATCCAATTGGAAATCCCTAAATGGACAGAATGTTGCTCCTATGACCTTTGCCGATGGTAAAGAGTCCAGAGCATTTATTGAGAAATATAAACGAGTAAATAACTTTGAAGTTGCTGGTAATAGCAATCACGTTGCTCAATATATCTATGACATATACCCCAATACAATAAAGTTCAATAACGATATTATCAACACTACCACTATAGACATTGAAGTAGCAAGTGATGAAGGCTTTCCTCATCCAGAAGACGCTAATCATCCTGTCATTACTATTACGTGTAAAAATAATATTGATAACTATTATCACGTTTGGGGTATGGGTGAGTATATCCCCAAGCAAGACAATATTCGATATTACCAGTGCCAAGATGAGCAAGAACTTCTGTTATCATTTCTGGCATTTTGGTCTAACCCGTCTACGTGTCCTGATATTGTAACTGGCTGGAATACTACTTTCTTTGATATTCCATACCTTGTGAATAGAATTACCAAAACTCTAGGTTCCGATAAAGCCAAGAAACTTTCGCCTTGGGAAAACATTAGAGAACGAAACGTATTCAAAGACGGTAAAGAGCTTCTTGCCTATGAGGTCACGGGCATTCAACAAATGGACTACCTTGATCTGTTCCAGAAATTCGCATATACGTATGGCAAGCAAGAGTCATATAAACTCGATCATATTGCGTATGTTGTTCTTGGGGAAAAGAAACTTTCATATGAGGAATATGGATCACTACACGCTCTATACAAACACGACTTTCAAAAGTTTGTGGACTATAACATAAAAGATGTTGAGCTTGTTGATAGACTTGAGGATAAGCTTGGTCTTATTTTGCTTGCTATGACTATGGCATATAAGGCAGGGTGTAACTTCAGTGATACATTTGGCACAACAGGCATTTGGGAAAGCATTATCTATCGTGACTTGATGGGGCGTAATATCGTTCCACCCCTCAAGAAACAAAAAGAAAAGCTACCCTACCCCGGTGCATATGTGAAAGAGCCTACACCGGGAATGTATGATTGGGTTGTATCATTTGACCTTGCTTCGCTTTATCCTAATATTCTTGTACAATGGAATATGTCAACTGAAACCATTTCCCCTAAGTTCACTAGTGATATTACCGTAGAGTCTTGCTTGAATAATATAGCAGCCTTCAAGCATAGCGCAAATGAGACTACTAGCGCTAATGGCATTGTATTCAATACAACAAATACCGGAGTTTTGCCCCATATTGTCAGAGACTACTATACTGAGCGTAAGGTAGTCAAAAATAATATGTTGGAGGCTATGCAGCGACAACAGACCGACGGCAGTTCATATGAGTTAGAAAAAGAAATTGAGCATTTGGAAAATCAGCAAATGTCTATTAAAATTCTTCTCAACTCCCTTTATGGTGCGCTAGGGAACAAATATTTTTTGTATTTCGATCAACGTATTGCCGAAGCGATTACCTCTACGGGTAAGCTATGTATTCTATGGGCAGAGCGCGCAATGAACAAGGCAATGGCAAAGATATGTGAGAGTGATGAAGACTATGTTATTGCCATTGATACAGATTCGCTCTATGTCAATATGAACCCCATTATTGAAAAGTTCAAACCCAAGAACCCCGAGAAATTCTTATCCAAGCTTGGAGACGAGCATTTTCAGCCTATCATCAAAGCCGCATATCAAAACCTATTTGAATATATGAATTGTAAAGAGAATAGAATGGATATGAAGCGAGAGGTGATTGCTAACCGTGGGCTATGGACAGCTAAGAAACGTTACATCCTAAACGTCCTCAATAATGAAGGCGTTCACTACGAAGAACCTAAAATGAAAATAATGGGTATTGAGGCAATCAAGTCCTCTACTCCGGAGATTGTTCGTAAGCGGTTCAAAGAGCTATTCAAAATTCTTATGGATGGTGATGAGGAAACGGTCCAATCATTTATTCAAACCTTTAGAAGTGAGTTCCATAATCTTTCGCCAGAAGAAGTGTCTTTCCCAAGAGGGGTATCTAATATCACAAAATGGACAGACAATAGCACTATCTATAAAAAAGGCACACCTATTCACGCAAGGGGATCAATTCTATATAATAACCAAGTCGATAAATTAGAACTTGACAAACAACACGAAATGATACAAAATGGTGAGAAGATAAAATATGTATACCTCACACTCCCTAATCCAATAAAAGAAAACGTCATTTCATTTCCGATGGCGCTTCCCAAAGAGTTCAACTTGCATTCGTATGTAGATTATGAAACACAATTCGACAAGGCGTTTGTAAAACCACTCAAAGTTATTTTGGATGCCGTGGGATGGGAGATAGAAAAAAGCGTCACGCTAGAGGATTTTTTTGAATAATGGGTAAGCGAAGTGATTTTGTAAGAGTGGAGCGTGATTTTTATCCAACTCCATATGCTGCTGTAACTCCTCTTTTCGATCACCTACCCCAAGGCGCTACCTATACAGAACCTTGCGCTGGGGATGGGAGGCTTATTGAACATCTATCAACTCACAATCTAAAATGTGTTGATGCCTATGATATTGAACCAAGAGCTGATAATATTGTTCAAAAAGATTTTAGAGAAATTGATCCCCAAGGTAACTACGTGGTCACCAACCCACCTTGGGATAGAAAGATACTTCATCCTATGATTAGACATTTTGTTTTAGAAAAAGAAAAACCTACGTGGCTGCTTTTTGATGCTG